GGATCAATACGCTCAAAAACCACAAGTCGGTCATGGATGTGCCGCGCGTAATCGGTCATCTCGCGGTCACGACCAAACCAAGTATTCTTTCTTGCCCATGCCACCGTCCGGGCATCCGGCGTTGGTGGCGGGGTTTGGGGCTGATACTGAGGCGGAGGTTCGGGTTCGAATTCCTCAATCTCAACGGGGCGGAAGCCCCTTACCTTGTCTGCCTCAATTGAGAGGCGCGCAAGATCCTTATGTGCATCAACCTGCTTATCGATGTCCCCGAGTTCCATAGCCTCCCTGAGACGCCGCTTGGCAACCTCAAGTTCGCTCTCAACCCGGGTCTGCATCTGATCAGCGATAATCGACTGACCAGAATGCAGAGCCTTCTTCAGGTTGGCATTTTCAGCCATAACCTGCTTTGCATAGCCCGCAAGCGCAGACTGCTGGCGCTCAAGCTCCTCTTTCGCACGGCGTTCCTCGTGGTACTCGTACTTGAGCTTGCTTATGCGCTTCTTGACCTTGTCGCTGTACTGAGATACCTCGTCTTCCTCTGGAAGATCGGGCTCACCAGCACGGCGGGGCCTATTTTTATCTTCAGGCGGAGTATCGTCTACGATCTCTACCTGAAGATCGGTTTCCGTGTCCGCAATCTTGTCGGACTCCGGGCCAACCGCTTCATTATCCATGTCGCTCATGCCCGCTCAATCCCTTCTGGATTATCAAGGATCGCCTCAACGCTATCGTCGTTGATCAGGCGGAATTCCTTTCCCCCCACCTTGAATCGTGTGCCGGAATAAGCACGGAACATGATCCAACTTCCCGGCTCACAATAAGGGCCTTCGGGGAAACGGTCGGGGTCTGAATAACAATCAGGCCCCATGCTGAGGACCTGACCAACAATGCTGGCCGTCTCCTCCTTGGTTTTAAGAACATCCGGTCGGATGATCCCGCCCTTGGTCTTTTCCTCGACCTCCGGCACTGCAATAAGAATCCTATAGCCTGTGGGGTGAGGAAGCTTATTAAGGATTTCTTTCGAAACCTTGATCTCAGAGTACATGCGTGTCCTTCACGTTTTGTGCGCCAATTGGCGATTGCATCTTACGATGTAATCCAATCATACAACAAGAAAGACATGTAAACAAAATCAGTCTTCATCCTTGTTTTTCTTTTCAAGATCAAGGATTTCCCTCTCAGCCATAGCAAGGCCAGCAATAACGCCAGTCATATACTTATACTGATGGAAATCTTGAGCCCCGCCAAGGGCAAGATCATCCGCAAAATCATTCATCATTTGGCGAATCTTTCCCTTTAAAATAAAGAATTCGCTCAATTACCTGCCTCCGGTTCTTGCATTTGAAGAGAACGTCTGACCGACCACTTTAGCCGTTTCCAAGAGGATCTTGTCCTCTTTGTACTTGGCGTCTGTTTCGGCTTGCTTTTCCTTGACCTTGACCGCTTCGTCCTTGATACGAAGCTCTTCACGCTGCATGACTGTGAGCGGGTCATTTTCCTCCTGCTGCTGTTTAGCGGCCTTGGACTCTTCGTTGTGCTGCTGGAGAAGTCGGTCAGCGGCAACAGAGGCCAGTTTCGCGATATCGTTCTCGACATCCGGCGGAAGCTTCTCGCCAATCTGGGGAAGGCTCACGCCAAGCTTGAGTTCAATCTGACGCCTATATGAGTAGGCGAAGTGCTCAGCAAGATGCTGCTGCATGGCACCGACAAAGGCTTGGGCGTTCGGGCTCTGCGAAACAAACTGCTGGTAGATTGGGTCCTGCATGAACGCGGTATGCACCTTGATATGGGCATCATGATCCTGCTCAAGAAACACCGTGATTGGCTTGCCAGACATAACCATCTGGTTTTCGGTCACGGGGTCCGTAGATACCGCCTGTTCCTGACCTTGGATGATCAGATCCACATTCTGCACGTTTAAAGCATGGAGCATCTGCCTATGGAGAAGCTCCATATTATACATGCCCGGAGGCGCGTTCTGGGCAAGCTGCATCGCCGCCTGATACTGCATAACCTTCTGAGCCATTGTGGAGGCGTTCGGGTCCGACACAGGGATGATATCAACCCGGTCATCAAAGTCCTGAGCCCGACTTACCGGAGTGTTTTGGTCATCTGAAGCAGCATACTCATACTCTGGCCCCATATACTCCTTCACAACCTCAGCAATAAGTTTAAATTCTTTGCCAAGCGAATCATGAACGCGAGCCTGCACGGCAGACATCACCTTCATGGACCGTTCGAGAAGGGCTAGGGTGGTGCCGACAGGAGCTTCGGGGTTTGAATTCCCCACATCCATCTCAGCGATAGAACCAATACGCCTACCTTCGTCAACAAGGTTCCCGAGAAGCTGGTAAAGAACGCTCGAAGGTTCTTTGTAGGGAAGGAAGGTGATTGAATCCCGGATATTGCCAGAAGCAACATCTACATCCCGGAACTCTCCCGGCATGATCGGGTTGTCATCTCCTTTGATTCGGAGTCCGCGTGCCTTGAGTCCTCCCGGTAGGTTTGAAAGAGTGCCAGCATCAACAAGTTGGCGGAGGATTGAAGTGGCGCTTTTAGCGATTCCCCCAATAAGGTGAATGAGCCCAGTGCCGTAGAAACCGAGGCCCGGAAGGTACTGATAATGGACAAAATACTGCCTCTTTTCAAATGCGGGGTCTCCTTCCCGCCAATTACGGCGGATCGCGAGAACTTCGCGGCTAGATTTTTCAATAGTGACAACATAGGGGAGTTCGATACCATCGGGGTTTTCAAAACCCGGAAGATCAAGATCAACACACATCTCAAGGATTGTGTGCCGGGTGTCGTCTGTGAATGATGGGGTTTCACCCTTTACCTTGTCATACTTCTTTTGAAGGCTAGAGTAGTCTGGAGAAGGAACGGGAATATCGATGTCCCGGTAAAAACCACCCACCTGTAGTTTTCGAAGTTCATTCGGATAAGTTCGCGTTACATGGGTGTAGCGCGGGCAAGCGGCGAGATCTGTGGTGCCGTAGGCAACAACAAAGTCCTCCGCAGGCACAAAAACTGCTGCGGGGCGGTCGTTGATTGTGTTGTAGTAGACCTTGCGGAAGGCAGAACCAGCAAGCGGGAGGCGGAACAGAAGCTGCTCGGTCTCGGACCTGTAGTCGGTCATCTTCTCGGTAACGATGAAATTCATCTCTTCCTGAACGCGATGAGCCTGCTTCAGGAGTTCTTCATTCGACTTCCCCACAATCTTGGTCCGGACGGGGCCTTGAGAGGGGAAAACCTCCATAATAGTTTGTGCCTGAAACCGAATAACGGCCTCAGTGAGAACGGGATGGTACACACCACAGGCACCCGGCCAAGGCATTGTGCGCTCCTCAATCTTCAAACCAAGGAGATCCAGACCCTGAATATAGGCCTTTTCCCAGTCTGAGCGGGTATCCAGATCGTCTTCGAAGCTTGAAATAAGATCGCCAGCAATTGCGTCGAGATCGGAGTCATCCATGATCTCAGCGAGATTCGCTGCGTGGTCTTCGGGAGGTTGAATCTCAGGCGAAACACCTCCAAAATCAACAGTAACGCCGCCATCCTCCATAGGAGTGATGTTTGGGCCGAGATTTTCTTCAGGAATCTCAACATTGATCGGAGGCGTTTCCGGAGAAATCGGGATATAGGGCTCAGCCATCTTTTTCTTTCTCAGTTTGCTCTATTGTATCAGTAATAGGGTTCTTTGCGGAATTTCGGGGTTTCAATAATATCATCTTCGTCGGTGGGAATGGCAAAGCCACCCTGCCTGAACCGCATAAGGGCCATTGTAACGGCGTCCACGAAGTCATCATGGTCTCCAGACGGGAATGCCGCACATTCCTCCACCACATCAATCGCAAATTTCTCATCAGGAGCCCATACAACCCCAGATGCAAAGATATCTGTGATGCTGTTTACACGAACGATCTTGTCTCCGGTGGCCCGAGTTGGGGTGAATTCCTGCACAGGTATACCTGCATTGCGGAGTTCTGCAATCAGAGGTGCTCCAGATGCCTTCTTTTCCACAATAAACATGTCCGGTTGCCAATCTTTGTAGTACTGGACTGTTGTGGCTTTAAGTTCCGGGAATTCCAGTTTATCTTTCCAAGCATCCAGCAAGATAAGATTTGGGATGGGCTTCCCCACTGAGTTTGGATGGTCAAAAACCCCGAAACACACACATGCGGAGTAGTCTGAGCGCTCTGTTTTAGAGAACGCAGTGTCCATAGCCACAATCACGGCACTACAACTTGGGGCTTTATCTCCTTCCCAAATATTCCACCAATCTCTCTTGATCAGAGCCCCCTCCTCAGAGGTGGGATCTTGCTGGTATTGTGCCGACCACTTGGAAGCCGGGAGTTCGATCTTGAGCTTCTGAAGCTCGTCTATGGACCAGAATTCAGGCCAGAGAGGGTCTCCAGAGGGCATAATTGCCGGGAGTTCAATAACCTCCCACTCGCTTGAGCCCTCCTTCTTCACTGAGGCATCGATAATCTGCCCTGTGAGGTCTCTTTTGGCCCAGCGTGTGTTGTGGCTTACAACTCCATTCGCAATGAAATTTTCGGTTTTATAGACCTCAAGATCAAAAACTTCTGCACTACCATCATCCGTTATGCTGGTGATAACGTCAGCCTCGAATTCGTAAGTACGCCGCAGCCCTCTCAAGATTTTCTGGACTTTTGCCGTATCCAACAGAAAGGTTGCAGTCGTTACACAAGAGGCCGCGAACCTTGCCAGTCTCGTGGCAATGGTCGATGCAAAGCTTCCCATT